ATATGACTCTATCAAATCTATCACCCATTCATTAGGTTTGTCAGTATAAACTTTATCCCAGTCAAATGGCCCTCTATTACCATGCATTAGAGCTACAGTGCCATCTACATCACATATTATTGCTGTTCGTTTGCGTTTTTCAGTCATTATTTTCTCCTTTTACTATTAGGATTAGGGTTAGGAATGAAACCTTTCATTGAACTTATATGGTTGTGACCATTATACTTTGCTCTTACCATTCTTTGCATAGCTTTCATGACTTCTTCCTTTTTAATTTTAAAACCTACTTTTTGTAAATATAAAACCACCTCAGCCCAATGCTGATTACCATATAACAAGTCAAGTTTAATACCTCGTTGTATCCATCCAATAACATTTCTTACTGGAGGAGCTGGTGTTATAATCCAACCAGTCTTTAATTTTTTATTACTCACTACTTGTTCCTTTCATTATAATTGCTTTAGATACAAAATCTATCAGGGTATATTTCTTTAGTAACTCTGTCGGCTACTCTAATAACTCTACACTTACCTCGATTTAGGCGAGCTTTATGTATAGCACTTAATAACATGAATGGTATTAGAATAATATCTATTGACTCATCATTCTGTAATTTCATTAAATCATTATAGACATTATCAGGTATACTAACTTCCATTCTAATATCATTCCATAATATTTTTACATCATCTGCTTTACCAGTTAAAACATCTGGCATGTTCGAATAAGGAACTTTAGTCTCTTTTATTTTAAGACTCATTTCTTTGGCTCTATCAGGTTCACAAGCCGGCAATACTTCACCCGTTGTAAATGTAAATGGATGTGGTGAACTCCAATTAGCTATTGTTATACCGTTATCTAATGTGATAACTGGACAATTTGTATTCATATTTTAAAATCCATTGTTTCTGGGTTGATTCTTAATTTATCGCTAGGCGTCATAACTAGACAGAATAATTGTTTAGTACTTTTTTTTCTACCAACATGAATGATTGCATCGTGCTTTTTATCATCTGGAGTTATAGTTATGCATTCTATAGCGTCACCATAATTGATTTCAGGCATTGTTCCGTCTACAAAACAAACAACATCAAACCCTACCATTCCTTCAAGCTTACCATGAAAGTATATTTCAAAGAACTCATCATTTTTATTTATTGGGTTGTTACCTAATCTTTGAGCTTGTGAAGTTTTTTCTGAATGTTCTTCTTCAGTATCAAATATTCCAAGCATAAATGAAGGTTCTTGTCCACAAAATACTGGTTTACTATCCATTTTTTATTCCTTTATATTAATGGGTTTGACTCTTCAGCATCAACTACTGAATCTTTGTAGAGTTCATAAGCTTCCTCTGCATCTTTATCATATTGGTCTGTTAGTTTATTAAACTCTTTCATACTTGCCTTACTAGGTTCAGGCATTGGAAGGTTACATCTACATAAATTTTGAAGTTTAAGATATAATTGTGCCAGTTCATCTAAATTATGACGGAAGTCAAATGCTACTGGCTTCTTATTTCCAACAAATGATATGATTAATCTTTTATCAACTACTTCAATAGCTTGAGCATACTTGATGTTATACATTCCACTTTGAATACGTACCCAAGGTGTTCTTTTAATTGTCATATGACATCTTCCTCTCTGCTTTACGCTTTAGCTTCAATTTATATTTTTTTACTTGCGCACTGGTTCTGCCTTGTTTATTCAATTTATCATTAAGCAATCGTTTAGCACGCTTGTTAGATTTAGCTGTTTTGTTCGGCATCATCAAACTCCTTAGCGTTATGAGTATTATCTATGTCACCATTTGCAGGTGGCTTAATTACCATGTTTGGAATCTCACCTGATACCATATTACCATGATTTGCTATCACCTTACATACTATAGCAGCTGGTACATACATATATACTGTATCAGTGGGCTCATCTGCTTCATCTGCATATGGCAGTAAATCTTCTACCACTTCAGTAGGGAAACCAATCTCAACCTCTGAGTACTTAGTATTCCATCCACTAATCTTTGGTTCGCAGTAATGATGCTCAGATGCCTGTACTGACATTTTAAAACCATCAGCACACTCTACAACTTTTCTAGCACGTTGAATATCACCAAATATATCAAACATTGTCACCTCTATTATTAACTACATTATCAGGAGCTTTCTGGACTCTAATCTTAGCAAGTTTACCAAACTTATCACGCAATGCCTGAACATACCCTGATATATATGATATAGCATACTCATGATTACCTTCTACGGTTACAAGTTTAGACTTTTCTTTATGTGTTACTATAAATAGGTGATGCATAACTATCTCCTCTTGCTGATTGTGACACGAATGCCGTTCCTAGTAATATACTTCAGCACTTTAGCTGTTTCCTTTACTAATTTACCATAACTCATACAATAACTAATTAATACTGCTCGTGAGTTCATATAACCTCCAAAGTTTATGCCCAAGTTGATAGAATAAGATGATGATATGTATGTATACCGGCATATACTTATTAACAGTAAGAGGGCTGTGATAGTTTTATATCATACCACCAGAGTTTATCAAAGCCCACCAATAATACTTTATGCACTATTTATTAGCACACACCGGCACAACACACAACAAAAGGGGCATAAGCCCCTAGCGCTAGTCCTCTAGCTCTCCCATCTTGACGTTTTCTGCATCTGGGTCAGCCCAAATGTTCTTGTAGCCAAAGGCTTTGCATAGGTCATTAAGTAGACGTAGGTCAGCCTGAGCTGCGCGGATTACGTCATTCTTACTGGGTATCTGACCGGTAAACCTATTCCACTCGCGCTTCGAACCAGCATTGGCTGCATCGTCCATCATCTTATGAAACACTCTGCCTGCACGTGCCTTTAGCTCATCACGGGTTGGGATATGGTCGGTCTTCTTAACATCAGTCATGATTGACTCCTTGGTTAATTGTTGTGAAAATTTATTTCTAATGTAATTTATAAAATGGAAAATAACGCAAATTCGTTTTACGAAAATCCCCGAATAGGGGATATATAGGGTAAAAAGGACGCACACCAAAATGATATTATCTTCGTACATACACTTGGGCAAAAAAGAGTTTGAAAGGATTTGACAGGTGTTATAAATTCGTGGGTGGTAGGGAGGGAATAAATAATAAGGAGTAATTTTCTTATGGGTGAAAAAGGTGCATTCAAGAATAAAGAATTTTTGGTCAAAAATAGTCATTTCGTGGTTAGTAGCAACATTTGTTATAATGCCGATACGACATGTGTCTCCAACATTTTTCCACATAATATGCGCAGCACTTCTCTGGATGGCGTTGTGGAAGTTATTTATAAGAAAAGATAAGTAATGTGTTTTATATTCCATTATGGCAAAGGCAATAAAAGAATTACTAGGTTTACCGAAGGAAGAACAAGAGTTTATTCTTCACAGTTTATCTCATGAGTACAATCCAATAGAGATAGATGGAGAAGTGTATATGATTCCACAAGAAGTAAACGAATTAATTGATAATTTAGTTATTCAAGTGCAAGAATTACGGGTTGGAAAAGAAATCAATCAGAAGTAAAGCTCACTATGTCTATGATGATATAGAAGAATTTAGGGCACATCATCCAAACAGAGTCGTAAAACCTGATTGGCGTAATGCTGATGAAGAAGATTGGGTGTATAGTGATGATGGTAGAATTGTTCAGTTGTTAAAGGTCAGCAAAAGTGTTAAACATCCGGGGGATAGAAAAAATTATAAGTATGCGAAAGGATGGGTAAGAACAATAGTAGGTAGTTTCCTCAATAGACCAAATATAAAGATGGATACTGACTTCAGTTCACATCCAAATAGGTATACGTTTAGTAAAAGTATCAATAATGCAGGTAGGCGTGTGAAGGAAAGGAAGAATGTTACAAGGAAGGAAAGAGAGTTTGCGACAAATATAGTAGTTGGCATGGGAGCGGTGGATGCATATAAGAAGGCATATACCGAAATGTCGAATGACAAGGCAAGGAAGAAAGCAACAATATTATTAAAACAGGAAAGAGTTATGAAAGAAATAGAGAAATCAGTATTAGATGTAGCTAAAGGTCTTGGTATTGACCATGAGTATATATTAGGTAAGTTGAAGAACCTTGCAGACTATAGTGAAGATGACAATATCATATTGCAATCCACAAAAGAGTTAGGTAAGA